GATACAGCTTACACATTTAAAAATACAACAAGTACTAGCACGTATGGTGCCTGATGGTGTCTTTGTAGACGTAGATGGTTTAGCAGAAGTAGACCTTGGTAATGGCACAAATTATAATCCTCAAGAAGCTTTGAACATGTACTTCCAAACTGGTAGTATTGTAGGTAGAAGCTTAACACAAGATGGTGATCCTAATAGAGGTAAAGTACCAATACAAGAACTTCAGACCTCATCTGGAATGGCTAAAATCCAAGCTTTAGTTCAAACTTATCAATACTATTTGCAAATGATAAGAGATGTAACTGGGCTTAATGAAGCTAGAGATGGTAGTCAACCAGACAAAGATTCTTTGGTTGGTTTACAAAAGCTAGCAGCGGCTGCTTCTAATACTGCTACAAAACACGTGTTACAGTCTTTAATGTATTTAACAGTTCGTAATGCTGAAAATATAAGTTTAAAAGCAGCTGACATGTTAAGCTTTCCTTTACTTAAAAATTCACTTATGAATAGTATAAGCACTTTTAACGTAAATACTTTAGAGCAAATAGAAACTTTAAACCTTCATGATTTTGGTATATTTTTAGAACTAGAACCTGAAGAAGAAGATAAACAAAATTTAGAGCGTAATTTACAAATAGCTTTACAAAACGGAGGTATTGATCTTGAGGATGTTATAGATATTAGAGAAATATCTAATATTAAACTTGCAAATCAAATGCTTAAAATAAAACGCAAACAAAAACAAGAACGTGATCAGCAGGTTGCTCAAGCAAACATACAAGCGCAAGCTCAAGCAAACGCTCAAACAGCTGAACAGGCAGCTTTAGCAGAAATGCAAAAACAACAAGCATTAGCTGAAACAGAATTAAAAATAGAGCAAGGTAAGTCTCAGTTTAAAATTCAGCAAATGCAAACAGAAGCTGAAATAAAGAAACAGCTAATGGCTGAAAAGTTTCAGTATGATATGCAATTAGCCAAATTAGATGTTGATGCTCAAAAAGAAAAAGAAGATAAAATAGAAGACCGTAAAGACGAGCGCGCTAGAATTATAGGCACGCAACAATCAGAAATGATTTCGCAACGTCAAAACGATGAGCTACCTAAAAACTTTGAGTCATCTGGATTTGACTCACTAGGAGGATTTGGACTTGAACAGTTTGAACCTAGTTAAAAATAAAATCCTTTAATTTTATATTATTATATTATGTCAACAGAAGTAAAACAAGAAGGAGAATTTAAAATGAAAACTCCTACTAAACCTAAAAACTTAGGTAAAAAAAACGAAGTAACTAAAATTGAAATACCTAAAGAAGGTATTGAATCTCAAGTAGAAGTAATTCCTGAGGTTACTAAAGTAGAAATAAAAAACGAAGATGCCGTTCAAACACAAGAGACAGATGATAGCAATGCTATTATCGAAGAGTCCAAAGACAGTAGCGACAGCGAAGAGGTGGTTGAAGAAGTACGGACCACCGACGAAGAAGTAGAATCTCCTCTGTCTGTTGTTGAAGATACTGAAGAAGAGCAAGAAGTTGTTAAAGAACAAACACAACAAACAGTTGTAGAGCAAAAACAACTACCAGAAAATATTGACAAGCTAGTTACTTTTATGGAAGAAACTGGTGGAACTGTGGAAGACTATGTTAGGCTTAATGCAGATTATACCAATGTTGATAATAAAACTTTAATTAGTGAATATTATAAACAAACTAAACCACACTTAGATTCTGAAGATGTAAGTCTTTTATTAGAAGACTTTGATTATGACGAAGATATAGATGAACCAAAAGATATACGCAAAAAGAAAATTGCGTTCAAAGAGGAGGCTGCAAAAGCTAAAGACTTTCTTGAAGACTTAAAAGGTAAATACTACGACGAGATCAAGTTGAGACCGGGCGTAACCCAAGAGCAACAAAAAGCATTAGACTTTTTCAACCGATACAATGAAGAACAACAAGCAGTTCAAAGCAAGCATAAAGGTTTTGATTTTAATGTAAGTAATAAAAAATTTAGATACGGTGTTAAAAACCCTAGTAGTGTAGCTGAAGCACAATCGGATATTACAAACTTTATTGGAACGTTTCTAAATAAACAAGGTGATATTGAAGATATGCAAGGTTACCACAAAGCTTTATACGCTGCGCGAAACGCTGATACTATAGCTCAACATTTTTATGAGCAAGGAAAAGCTGACGCTGTTAAAGATGTTATGGCTAAATCGAAAAACATTTCGACTGAGCCTCGTCAAACAGCTGCTGGTGAAGTATTTGTTAATGGGATTAAAGTTAAAGCAATGAGTGGTGTTGATTCTTCAAAATTGAAAATCAAAAAAGTAACAATAAAAAAATAAAAATAAATAATTATGGCTTTAAGTCCTTTATTTGGGAGTATAGTCCCAAGTCAACAACAACAATTGCTAGACACAAACTTCCTGTCTTTTAACGGAGGTACTGGTGCTGGTGATTCCGATACATTTGCACAACAGTATCTACCTGAAATTTATGAAGCAGAAGTAGAGCGCTACGGAAATCGTACGCTTTCTGGATTCTTACGTATGGTAGGAGCTGAAATGCCTATGACTTCTGACCAAGTTATCTGGTCTGAGCAAAACCGTTTACACATCTCTTATGATGGTTGTACCAACGATCAAACAAATACAATTACTATTCCTGTAGGTGCAGACGTTAAAAACGTTATTTCTCCACAGTCTACAATTGTAATGCTTGATGGTGCTGGCAACGAACTAAAAGGTGTTGTAACCGCTTCTAACCTTACTACTGGTGCGCTTACTGTAGCTCCTTATGATGCTACTACTACAGCTGCGCTTGCTACTACTGGAATTAAAATATTCGTATTTGGTTCTGAGTATGCTAAAGGTTCTACTACACCTAACAACACTTCAGCTACTGCAGCTGATGGCTATGTAAGTGTAGATCCTGCTTTCACACAATTTTCTAACTCACCAGTTATTATCCGTAATAAATACGTGGTATCTGGTTCTGACACAGCTCAGATTGGTTGGGTAGAAGTTGCTACTGAAGATGGAACTGGAGGTTACCTGTGGTATCTAAAAGCTGAGTCTGAAACTCGTCTACGTTTCGAAGATTATCTAGAGATGAGCGTGGTTGAAGGTGAAAAAGCTGATACTGCTTTAGGTGCTGGTTCTGCAGCTGCCGCTGGTTACAAAGGTACAGAAGGTTTGTTTGCTGCTATTCAAGGTCGTGGTAACGTAGAGGCTGGATTCAACGCTGCTGCAAGTGCGCTAGGTGAGTTTGATAATATCTTACGTAACCTAGATACACAAGGAGCAATTGAAGAAAACATGCTTTTCTTAAACCGTGAGACATCACTAGGATTTGATGATATGCTAGCTGGTATTTCTAACGGTGCTAACGGTGGTACTGCTTATGGATTGTTTGAAAACTCTGAAGATATGGCATTAAACCTAGGGTTTAGTGGTTTCCGCAGAGGTTCTTACGACTTCTATAAGACTGACTGGAAATATCTAAACGATGCTTCTACTCGTGGTGCTATTAGTGATGGATTGATTCCACCAGATTATGGCGTAAGCGCTATTGATGGGGTGTTAATTCCAGCAGGTACATCAACAGTTTACGATCAAGTTCTTGGTAGTAACATCCGTCGTCCATTCTTACACGTACGATACAGAGCGTCACAAACTGACGATCGTCGTATGAAGACTTGGTTGACTGGTTCTGTTGGAGGTGCTTTCACATCTGATCTAGACGCTATGGAGGTTAACTTCCTATCTGAAAGATGTTTATGTGTACAAGGTGCAAACAACTTTGTATTATTTACTAAGTAGATTACTTTAAAGGTACGGGCGCTTCGGCGCCCTATGCCTTTATTTTATTAATTATATTATATTATATTATGTCAAAAACAAAAGAAGCTCCAACTGTAGAAAAAGGTTGGGAAATTAAGGATAGAACGTATCTAATAGTAGGAAGATACAAACCATTAACACTTAGAATACCATCTAAACATAGCGCTAGAAAACCTATGCTATGGTATGATAGTGAAAAAAACACACAAAGAGAACTTAGGTATGCTACAAATATGAACTCACCATTTGTAGACGAACAAAAAGGCGAAGTAACATTAGGCACTATACTATTTAAAGACGGTGCTTTGTTTGTTCCAAAAGAAAAACAAGCCTTACAAAAACTGTTATCTTTGTATCACCCAATGAATGGAAAACGTTATAAAGAGTTTGATTCTGTTGTTGAAGCAACCGACGAACTTGATATGATGGAACTTCAGATAGACGCGTTAAACGCTGCTAGAGGTATGGACGTAGAGCAGATAGAAGCTATATTAAGAGTTGAGTTTGGAAGTAAAGTAAATGATATGTCATCTAAAGAATTAAAAAGAGATGTGCTTATATTTGCTAGACAAAACCCAGTTTTATTTATAGAACTAGCTAAAGACGAAAATGTTCAACTAAGAAACTTTGCTATTAAAGCTGCTGAAGCTAAAATAATTAAGTTGTCAGATGATCAACGATCTTTCTCTTGGG